ATTAATTTATTCATCTTGCTCATAAAATAGCAAATAAGCATTTGGTGTACATAGAAATTTTTTATCAATTTCCATGACATTTTCGTCATTAAAGTTGAACCATTTTTCATGAATATTAGAGTATGCGTAAGTATAATAGTGACCAAAATTTAAATTAGAACCAGAATGGTTAATTACAGCTTTTAATTTATATTTAGTATTAGTCTGAAAAGTATTTGATAGTACTTGACTTATATCAATACTTTCAGGAAAAGTAATTAAATTTGATCTCTTTGTTAGGAAAGAAGAAAATCTTTTAATATGGATACAAAGAGTTTTGGGAGCAATGACCATACGTGTACTACTAAGACAAGAACATTTATTTCCACAATTTTCACATTGAAAATTATCAATCTGTTTAGGAAAAATAAAATCATCAATACAATCTAATAAATCATATTTGGAATTTATATCTGTGATTAATGAATGTTTTTCTTTAATTTGTTCAGTAATCTGAGGATCTAAAAGTTCACACATTTCTTGTTTAGTACTATCAGGAATTTGAATTGATGGAATTTTACATACAATATTAATATAATTAGAAAGTATAAATGTATTTGTATTTGATAACATAGCATCATGATATTTAGATTTAGTTCCTGGTTTTGGTATATCTAAACTAAGAAATAAATTTGGTTCATAGGTATCAGATGAATGAGCACATGATGAACATACTCGAGTATTCATATACATTGAATGAAATATATTATACAAAGGAGAATATTCTTTAGACCAAAAATTAATACATGCGCTAGCAAGGGGACTTGATTCTACTGGCAAGTCTATCTTGAAGGGATCACAACTTAGAGGTAAGTTTGTTATATTAACTTTTTGTGCAATTTCCATATGCATCATTTCAATTAAAATACTAAATGCCTCATGTGCATCTTGTTGTTGAGATGTTTTAAACATTGGATTTTTTAATCCTATTTTTTTTCTTAGAGTAGTTGGTTTAAGTGATTCTGAATCAATTGATCCTGTCCATATTGTTTTAATAATTCTATAAAATTGATATAGAGGAGAATCATAAACAGTATGTAGACTAGTTTTAAGATCAGACTTTGATAAATTTATTTTATATACCAAATGATCAACAAAATCTTTATCTAATAGAAATTTTCTAAAATGTGTTAAATTGGCTAGAGACTGAATAATTGAATTTAAATAACAGGTGTTACCCAAGTTATCTAGTCCATAAATACCATTAATAAATGTTTCTTGTTCGCTGGGCTCATTAAAAATAGATGCCATTATGTAAATTTAATATTAGTTTGATATTAATATTAAATTACTTAAAAATTCAATTTTTCTCTATAAAATATGACTTTGTTTTTAATGTGTCTAGCTCCATAAGTCTAACTTCTTGGAACATTGTGTCTGATTTTATTCGCCTGATTAATATTTTTTTGGCAGTTGAAAAATCATGTGCTTCAATTATTAGATTTGATTCAATTGAAATATTAGGTGTCCATGCTAAATATTTTTTCATTTTGTATTATTTCTATATTACTGGGATGGATAAAAAATTGATTTTTATATTATTTAAAGCTTTGGTCAAGAAACATACAATATATTTAATGAATAAAGATTTAGAGTTTAATGTTAGTTACTGGTATGAAACAGATGAGAATATAGATGATGATAATTCTGAAGTACAACCTGGTAAGTTTAAGAGTTATTCGGATCGATATGTTCTCAGGCTTTTTGGTCGTACACAGGATGGTAAAAGTGTTTGTGCAAGATTAGATAATTTTACACCACATTTTTATGTAAAAATCTTCTCTCGTTGGTCTGATCGTGATGTAGATAAATTTGTATTTATTCTTAAAGGATTTAATAAAAAATTTGAGAAATCACTAATAGGTCATGAGATAGTAACAAGATCTGATTTTCATTTTGGATTCTGTGGAGGAAAAAAGTTTAAATTTGTCAAGTTAGTATTTGATTCAATTATTGCTTGTAAATCATATGCTCGATATATATCTAATAATAAAATTAAACTATCTGGAATAGAAATAAATCCTATTCAGCTAGAAACTTATGAATCTAAAATTGATCCATTTGTTAGATTAATTCATCTTAAAGAATTAGACTCGGCTGGTTGGATTGTTCTACCTGCAGGTAAATACCAATCTAATCTTTCAGATCGTACTTCAACTGATTTAAATGTTCGAATATTTTGGAATGATGTTGAACCATTAAAAGAGATACGAGGATTAGCGCCATTTGTGATTGCATCTTATGATATAGAAACTTATAGTTGTGATGGAAGTTTTCCTCAAGCATCTCGTGTTACAGATGTGATCATTTCTATCTGTACCACTTTTACTAAATATGGATCTGATCAAATTATTAAAGCTGTTGCAATTGGATTAAAAAGTTCAGCTCCTGTGTCAAATGCAGATGAACAATATATGTATGAAACAGAAGAAGAAGTACTTCTTGCTTGGAGAGACTTGATAAAACGTGAAGATCCTGATATTATTACTGGGTATAATATTAAATTTTTCGATAATAAGTATTTAAATGATCGAGCATCTCACCCTAGAGTTAATTGTTTGAGAAAATTTTCCCAACTATCAAGAATAGAGGGTTTACAATGCAAATTTGAAGAAAAACGTCTGTCTTCTTCAGGTCTAGGCGATAATCTTATGTATCAATTTCAAATGATTGGACGAGTTGAGATCGATTTGATGAAAATGGTTCAACAAGATCACAAATTAACATCATATAAATTAGATAAAGTAGCTGAAAATTTTATGAAACAAAAAGTAAAAAGAATAACTTTGAATACATATAATCAAGTTGATAAAATCTATATTTATCGGATTCAAACTGATATTTCTAAACTAAAAACTGGTAATTATATAAAGATTGAAGAAGATTGTATTGTAGATGAAGATAAAATAGAAATAAAAGCTATTTATCCAGAAACTTCTGAAATAGATATACATTTGGAAATAGAGTATTTTTTAGAAACTGATCCATCGCATGTAAATATATGTTTAGTAAAAGATGATATGCCTATTTCAGAGTTATTTGCTTCTTATAAAAAAGGACCAGAAGAAAGAGCTCTGGTCCATCAATATTGTATACAGGATTGTGCACTAGTATCAAAACTACTTCATAAACTTGATATTGTTACACAAAGATTTGCAATGGCATCAGTATCTTATGTATCTCTAGACTATATTTTAATGCGAGGACAAGGTATTAAAGCTCTAAGTTTATTTGGATATACTTGTGCAAAAGAAGGATATTTGATTAAAGATCTAAAACCTCCTCCTCAAGATCCACTTAATGAAAATAAAGTAGGATATGAAGGTGCTACTGTTTTTACTCCTATCAAAGGATTTTACACTCGACCTATTGCTGTTCTCGATTTTAACTCGCTGTATCCTAATTCTGAAAGAGAAATGGATATGAGTCCAGAAAATTTAGTTAGAGATCCGCAGTATGAAGGGCTACCTGAGTATATGTACAGAGAAGTGAATTATTCAATTAAAGAAAATGGTGTTGAAGTAGGTAAACAAAGATGTGTGTTTGCTACCCATAAATCTAATTTGGATTCAAAGGGAGTTCAAAAGTCATATGGTATTGTTGGAAATATATTAACCAAGTTACTTACTGAAAGAAAGATAGCTAAAAAAAATATGGAAAAAGCAACAGATCATTTTATTAAAAATATTTATGACGGTAAACAATTAGCTTTAAAAGTAACTGCCAATTCTATTTATGGTCAGTTTGGTGCACCTACTTCACCAATTTATTGTAAAGATATTGCTGCATCAACTACTGCTGTTGGTAGATTAAGACTAGAACAAGCTAAATCATTTGTTGAAGATGATTTTACTCCAATACTTACAAGTTTGTATTCAGGATGGATTGCAAATGATGAAAATCAAGTAAATCAAATACTAGACAAAGAGTTAGAAGATAGATCTAATCAAGAATTTATTGATACTATTCTCAAGCCTACCGTAATGGAACTGTATTTGAACTATATGACTTTTCCTCAAGTAATTTATGGAGATACTGATTCTAATTTTTATGATTTTAGAATTACACATAATGAAACTAAAGAGATGCCAACTGATCGTTGGTGTAGAAAAATGTGTATTTGTCTTGGATTAATAGCATCTAAACTACTTAAAATACATTTACCAAGTCCACAAAACATGGAATTTGAAAAAGTATGTCATCCATTATCTATGATGGAAAAGAAGAAATATATTTATAACAAATATGATGATAATCCAGATAAATTTAAACGAGTAGTTATGGGATATACTTTAAAACGTAGAGATAATGCTACAATTGTTCATCGTATTTTAGGTAAAGCTGTGGAAATTGCGATGAATGAACAAGATACTGATAAGGCTATCAAGTTCTTAGAACAATCACTTCATGATATTTTAGATGGTAAATATCCAATTGATGATTTTATTACAACAAAAACACTTCGTGGTAATTATAAAGGAACTAAAATAAAAACAGATGAAAAGGGTAAGACAGGTGATGAAGGTTCATGGTTTTGGGATGATGTAAACTGTTCAATAGCACATGTTAAACTGTGCCAAAGGATAAAAGCAAGAGATCCTGGTAATTGTCCACAAATTAATGATCGTATTCCATTTGTAACAGTTGCATTACCAAATTCTAAAAAAATGTTACAAGCTGATAGAATAGAACATCCAGACTATATTATTGCAAATAATCTAAAAGTAGATTATCTATTTTACATTACAAATCAAATTATGAATCCATGTATACAATTTTTTGAACTAATTACAGATAAATTAGGTTTAATATTTAAACAAATTATTGATAAAGAAACAGACCGTAATGAAAAAATGTTTGATCAAAAAGCCCGAGTTACTGGATTAAAAAAGTTGGAAAAATATGGAATTACCGTAAATGAAATAAATCCTGAAGATGATTGGGATCCAAATGCAGATTTTGTTAGTAATTCTAAATCCAAATCATCTATACAAGTAGATGAAATGTTAGCATCTCATAGTATAAATAGATCAACAATAGCTCGAGCTAAGAAAGATAACAAGATAGCTAAGAAAGAGACCAAAGTGGCTAAGAATAAAGATAAATCTGATGGTCTAGTTACAACAAAAAGAAAAAATAAGGTTCTTGATTTGCTGATTGCAGAAATGAATGAAAAAATGGATAATATCGAATCTATAAATTTAGATGATATTCTCTCAAAAATGATTTAATTTATTTAATATTTTGTATTTTTTGATTTTTTTGATTTTTTATCTGGTTTAGCCCAAGCAGGTTCATCAAAACTTAACAAGTTAATATCTCTAGATCCAATTGAAGAATCTGATGACATTATATAAACACTTGAAGCAGATTCAGATGAATTTAAACCAGAAAGTCTTGAAACTCGTCTTGGGATAGCTAGTCCAATTGATGTGTCCAAACTTGAACTTAACTTTTCAGATGAATCAGATGAAGAATCAGAAGAGTCGGATGAAGAACTTGACGAGTCTGATGTAGAACTTGAGGATGAATCATCATGAGTAACAACTCTTGACATTGATGAAGTTGATTTATGAGATCTAGATGCTTGGTGTTTAACTTCTTTTTCCTTTTCCTTTTCAAATACATCATCAGATTCTTCTTCTTCATCATCATCATCATCATCATCAAAAAGATCAGATGTATCATCTTCGTCTTCATCATCAGAATCAGAATCAGAATCAGAATCAGTTGATTTTTTATTATCTGAATCTTTATCTTCACCTCCCATTTGCATAATAATATTAAGTAGCTTATTTGAATCAAATTCAGATTCAGCAGCACCACCAGTTTGTTCTAAACTCTTCTTGAAAACTTCAGAAGTGATAAAAGGTGATGATTCACTGAACTGAGCATTTAAAGCACCTCCAGACATTAAAGGTACTACTTTGATATCAATTTCTGATTCAGTTAATCCACCTTCTAAAGTTTTTGATCTTTTTACAGGTTTAGGAGATTCAGAAGATTCAGAAGTTAAATTTTTAATTTCAGCAGCTTGTTTCTGTTGAGATTTAGTAAATTCAGAAGTTTCACTAATAGTCTGATCTGAATTTTCTGATTCAGATGTTAAATTTGTAATTTTAGAAGCTTTTTTACGTTGAGATTTAGTAAAATCAGAAGTTGGACTAATAGTATTAACTGATTTCTCAGAAGATATATTTGCTTTATTTGCTTTCTTTAATTTTTTTTCTAGTTTAGGACTAGATGAACTCATTGAAATGCTGATAACTTCAGGTCCAGCATTTGTTTTAGTTTTACATTCATTTCTAATAAATAAATCATTAATATCTTGTTCAGCTTGAGCTAAATCATTATTAACATGATTATTTAAATTTTTCTTAATTTTTTCAAATTCAATCTTGATTGATTCAGATGCTGAACTAGATTGTAATTTATCTATTTCAGGAAGTTCGGATTCGGATTTACTACTTGCACTACCCATATTAATTATATAATGATAATATAGAAAATAAATTTTATTTTTTTAAATCTTAAGTAAAATATTTATACTATATATTATTAATGATTGAAACTATTTTTATAATACTTTTATTATGTTTTATTCTATTATTTAAATATTTATTCTGGAATGAAGTATCATATGTCGAGTCTTTTGATTCAAATACCTATCTAGTTAGAAATTTACCCGATAAGAATCAAGCAGCAAAAATGCTTGCTGAAATTAGAACTAAGTTAATAAATTTTGTTGATAGTTTAGTATTAGATGCTGAAAAAGAAGATTTAGATCAACCAGAAAAACCTGACCCATCTAAAGCAGAACTTATTAATAATTATAAGTATATAAAAATGATACAATCAAAATTACCTGATTCTATAATAAAAGAATCATCTGCTAAATCTGAATTTACTTCTTATTCAGTTAATAAAGGTGAAGAATTAGTATTCTGTTTAAGATCAAAACAAACAAATAAGCTTCATGATATAAATGATTTGATGTATGTGGCTGTACATGAGATTGCACATATTGGATGTCCTGAAATTGGACATACACCTTTGTTTAAAAAGATAAACAAATTTTTACTTGAGAAAGCAACACAAGTTGGTCTATACAAATTTGAAAACTATAAAAAAACACAAAAAGAATACTGTGGAATTAGTCTAACATCAAATATACTTGAAGGAACCAAGTTTGCTTTAGCTTAAGCAAGCTAAAGAAACTGGCTGCTTAGATTAAAAAGCAAATCTAGGAACCAAGTTTACTATTTGCAATTGTTAATTCTAAAAAAATAATTAGAAACGTAAATATTCCAAGTTGTAGAAATTGTATTCAT